ATAATTTACTTTAATGTAAGGTATTAAATGCAAAATAAGCAAGAAGACAAGAACATTCAAGTTATTAAATCTTTGAATGAAGAAAAACGTTTAGCTACCTTTGTTGTATTGGAACCTCAGGAAGATGATGGTTTGACTACTGATTTACATGGTGACACTTATTCTGCTGATGCAGTAGAGCAAGCTTGTCATGATTTTAATATTCAGTGTAGAAAAGCTAATCTTTTACATATGTTAGATACAACTTCTTATGAGTTTGTTGAAAGCTATATTCTGCCTGTTGAAGCTGAAATTAATGGAAAGATTGTAAAGTCTGGAAGTTGGTTAGCTGTCATCAAGGCTAAAGAGGATTGGATTTGGCAAGGTATTAAGGATGGTACATTTAATGGTTTATCTATTCAGTGTAATGCCATTTACGAAGATATAGAGGAATAATACATGGAAAATACAAAAAAGAAAGCAACTAGAAAGTTGAAGTCATTTGATTTCTCAACTGAAGATTCTGCTGTTGCTTTAGTTGGTCCTTCTGTCGGGGGGCCAGCAAACGGGATAACTACTGTGTTATTTAAATCAGTAGGAACTAATCGTTCCGAAGATTTCATTAAGAAAGCACAACAAATTCAGGTAACTATGGAAATTCCCGAATTTCTTCAGAAGTTCTTTGGTTTGTGGTATGAAGATTCAAGAGTGTTAGCTGCTCTCATGGGATATGTTGAAGAGACTTCTGAAGACGAATCATCTAAAACATACGAAGATTATATTCAGGAAAAGATTGATTCATTCAAAGTTTTAAAGTCAGTTAATGACGGTGCTAATCTAGCAAAAACTTTAATGTCTTTAACTGAAGAAGAACATTTAAGTCTACTTAAAGATCAGGAGTATCTTGAATCTATTATGAAGAAATTAGATGCAAATAATGAACCTGTTTCTGGTTCTTTTAACAATAAGGAAACTACTATGTCGGAAAATGTAGAAACCGTTACCAAGAGTCAATTTGAAACAGTTCAAAAAGCACTTGATGACAAAGAAATTGCGCTTCAAAAAGCTCTAGCAGATCTTGAAGTTCTGCAAAAGGCTCAAAAGGAAGCTGTACAAAAAGCTCGATTTGAAAAGCTTGTTGGTGCTCTAAAGGATGAAGGTGTTGCTACTGTAATCTTTAAGGCTGCAAGTTTAGTTGAGAATGATGAAGATTATGCTGAGATTGTAAAAGCTCTTGGTGATCTTCAAGAAAAGGTGGAGAAGTCTGCTCTGTTCGTAGAACAAGGTGCTTCTGGTGATGTGCAGGTGGAACCTGTTCAAGAGTCTGCTGTAGCAAAGCTAGTTAAAGCTCGTTACGTTGCTGAATCTAAATAATTTTTAATTAGGAGAAAAATATGGCTGTAACTATTGGTACAGATACCTATCGCTTTAGTCACGTTGTTAAGCACGAATACGAACCTTCTCTTGCTTACTGCCGTGAAGTTGTAACTGCAAATGAATCCGGTGCTAAGACTTATGCTGTTGGTACAGTTCTTGGTAAGGTAACTGCTACAGGTAAGTATAAGATTGTTGAAGCAACTGCTGCTGACGGTTCTCAGAATGCTGTAGCTGTTGTGATTGAAGATAAGGCTGTGGCAGCTACTACTGATACTTCAGTGCTTGTGCTTGCTCGTGGTCCTGTGATGGTTGGTAAGGGTGGTCTTGTTGTTGGTGCTTCTGTTGACACTGGTCCTGAACTGGCTGCTGTGTACGCATCGCTTGCCACTGTTGGTATCCTTGCTCAAGATACTATCTAATAATAATAAGGAGGATAACAAATGACTACATCTCGCAGTTTTTCAAATCAATTTGAAGTTACTGATTATACTCAAGAACTTAACCTGATCCCTAATACTTGGGGTCTTATTAATGAACTTGGTATCTTCACTGAAGAAGGTATTACTCAGAATACCGTAACAATGGAATCCAAGGCTGGTACAATTGCTGTTGTGAATGACCAGAAGCGTGGTACTCGTGCTCAAGTGGGTAAGGATGACGTTGCAACCATCCGTGCTTTTGCAACTACTCACCACCCTTATGATGATGCTCTATTTGCTCACGAACTTCAAGGTCGTCGTGCATATGGTACAGCAGATCAGCCTGATACAGAAGCTCGTGCTATTGCTGATAAGCTTGCTCGTGTTCGTCTGGCACATGCCCAAACTCTTGAACTGGCTCGTGCAAGCACTCTTGTGAATGGTACTCAGTGGTCACCTAATGGTACTGTGTCTGAGAACTTCTACACTACTTTCGGTATTACCCGTAAGGAAATTGACTGTGTTCTTGGTACTGCTACTACTGAAGTAAATGAAAAGCTTCAAGAAGGTGTTGCACATATTCAAGACAACCTTCTTTCTGGTGAAGTTGTTTCTGGTTTCGTTGTGCTTTGTGGTACTAACTTCTTCAATAAGCTTGTTCGTCAGGCTAATATTAAGGAAGCTTACAAGTTCTACGCTAGTACACAAGAAGGTCAGCGCAATGGTTATCGTAGCGGTCGCTATCAGATTTTTGATCATGCTGGCATTCGTTTCATTGAATATCGTGGTTCTATCGGTGGTAATGCACTGATTCCTACTGACGAAGCTCGTATGATTCCTACTGGTACTCTTGATACATTCAAGACAATGTTTAGCCCTGCTGCTAAGTTTGATCTTGTTAATACAGTTGGTGAACAGGCTTATGTCTGGACCTATCGTGATGCTAAGAATACCAAGATTGAAATTGAATCTGAATCCAATTTCATTAACATGGTAAGACGCCCACAAGGTATTGTTCGTCTTTTCAGTTCGAACTAATAGAAAGCCCTTCGGGGCTTTCTTATTTAAGAGTATTTAATTCTAAGTATTCTTAAATAAGATGAAAGGTGATAATATGGCAACTGATATTGAAAAAGTTAGAATGGAAATTCAGGATGTTGATATTACATTTCCAATTCTTTCTGATGCAACATATACTTATTTACTTGAAAAGCATTCTAATGTAATTTCAAGGGCATCTATGGATGCTGCTAGAATGGCTTTGATGCAGTTATCTCAAAGAGGTAATGAAACTGTAGACATCTTTACGATTAAAGGTAGTTCTGTTGCTGAACAGTATAGACAAGCATTATTACTTTATATTAAAGATCCTTACAATAACCCTGTCCTTCAGAACTGTCAAGGATGGGTTGGGGGTGTATTCCTTGATGAATTCCAAGCTAATATTGATGATTTAAACACCAATAATATTATGCTTGCAACTGACTCTGAACAGAAGCCTACAAGTTCTTTTGTATTCTGAGGTGAATCATGAATCAGTTTGTTAAAGCTAGTGCAAGTGCATTACTTCGCCATGGAGTTAATGTAACATATAAAGTTGTTTCTACTGGTACTTATAATCCTTCAACTGGCGCAGTAACTAATACAGAAACATCTAATACTTATAAGACTTATCCTAAGCACATTAAGTTTAGTACATTTAATCATCCCGATTTAATTGGAAAAGAAGGTATTCTATTCTACTTTACTCCGGCAACTGGGTTTACCCCAAAGCTTACTGATATTGTAGTGTATAATTCAGAAAACTATATTGTGCAAAATATTCAAAGTCACTTTGCTAATGGTGAAATTGCTCTATATCGTATTTTGACTATTAAGGGTTGAATATGATTAAAACGGATCTGACTGCATTTAAGGCTTCCCTAGAAGAAGTTAAAGCTAAGATGACAAGAGGTATGGAGTCAATGATTGAAGGTGTTATGTACAATATTGCTGTTGAAGCTATTGACAATACTCCTTATGGTCATGATAATGAATTATATCATTTAAAATCTAGATTGTCTTTTGGATTATATCCTGAGCCTGGACATGCTAAAGGTGGATGGCAAGTTGTTACTGGTCAGTTTCTAACTGATTCTTCATCAGGTTTTAGAAAAACTTATCCTGCTAGATCTGAATCTGCTTTCGATGTAAAAGAGTATGCTGACGTTGCTAGTAAGAGATATAAGTTGGGTGATACTATTTTAGTAGTTAATAATATTCCTTATTTAACTAATGAAGGTATTTCACTTCCTTGGATGAAATCTATTGAATCCGGATATTCTAAACAGGCTCCTAGTGGTGTAATGCCTCCTACTATTTCTGCAGTTCAGAACTTATATCTAAAGAATCTAGGGGAATACTATATTGAACAATAAAGGAGAATTGAATGCGATCAATTATAAAAAGTAAAAGAGCATGTGAAAAGCATTTAAATTCTCTGTCTCCTAGTTTACCTACTGCATATGAAGGAGTTGTTTTTACACCTCCAAGTGGTATGTATCAGAGTTGTCAATTCATGCTTCAATCGCCTGATGATCCTGTATTTGGTACAGGTTATTTCAGGGAAAGATTTGATTTTCAAGTATTTGTGATTGCTCCTTATAACAAAGGAACTACAGATGCTTTAGAACGTGCTGAATTAATTAGAGATCACTTTCACAAGGGTCTTACATTGGTAGAAGAGGATATTACTCTTCATTTTCTTAGAACTCCTAAAATTGCAGGGTCAATGGTATCCGAAGGTAGGATTATCATTCCTATTTTAATTTCTGTAATTTCAGAGGTGTATGATGCTTGACCATCCAAATTTTAATGATTACTTTGAATATGCTGATGGTTATATTTATTGGAAAGTAACTCTTGGAACTCGTGCAATAAAAGGTAACAGGGCTGGCAAACTTAGAAAAGATGGTTATTTTGATGTTGGTCTAAAAGGAAAATATTACTTGGTTCATCGAGTTATATTTTATTTAGTTAATGGTTATTTGCCTGAGATTGTTGACCACATTGATCATAATAGATCAAATAATTTGATAAATAACTTAAGAGAAGCTGACTTCTGTAAGAATGTATGGAATTCTAGGAAAACAAGTAATGAAAAATCTACTTCTCACAAAGGGATTAGATTAACTAAAAATGGGAAGTTCGAAGCAAGAATAGCTAAGAACAATATTACATATCAGGTTGGTACTTTTCCAACACTTCAAGAAGCTATTGTTGCAATTAAAAAAGTTAGAAGATCTTTACATTGCGAATTTGCTTGTGATTAATATAGGAGAAAAATATGACTGTAGCAAAAGGCGTATCTAAAAAGGTAGCTTAC